AGACGTTAAACCCGAGTGGCAGGGGCGGGCTGGAAAAAGATTCCTTACCCACCCCACCCATGCCGCCTCATGCCTCCACAATGACGGCACCGCCGTCATTGTGGAACGCTAGATCGTAAAACGTGGAACATTTAGAATGACGGGATGACTACTGGTTTTCTCTCTTCCAAATAAAATACCATCATAAAAGCAAAGCGCCTTGTTTGCATACCAATCACCGCCTTGCAGGCGGCACGCCGTCACAAACACGTTCCACGCTCGCATTGTTAGGCGTTCCACAATGACGGCATGACGCGTCACAAGCAGCAAGCGCCAGTCACACAGGCCGATTTTCTGAATCGCTCGCATCGTGGCGAGCTCAGATCATCGCATCACGCCGCAGGTGGCGCGATCATCCACCCCTTCCACGCACTCGTGTCCTTTTTGGTCACTCGAATGTCGCGGAAATGCTCATCAGCGAACAACCTCCCGAGAAGGGTGCTGCACTTGTTATGCTGGAAGAGCTTCTTTGCCATAGTCGCCACGTTGCAGTGGCAGCCACCTTCGCCTGTCAAAAGCATCTGGAGCGTCTCCGCCTTGCCATGCCAAGCACGGATGCGCACATGCTGCCCACCCACCCAGATCGGCGGCACTTCCTTGTCGCCCACTAAATCCCACAGCTTCATCTCCTGCGGCCCATCACCCAGCATCCCCTCGCCGCTGCTCTCCACACCACGAAACACCGCCGAATCGATCAAGCTCATCAGCTGCGCCGCCGGTGTATCGTCAAACAACTCGTCCTTGATGCACGGCGCATGGTATTCGCGGAAACCAAACCGCGTCGCGTTCTTCCCGTCCTCATACACCTTCAGCTCCTCGGGAATCTGCCACTCGTTCAGCAGCCAGTGCAGATAGCACGGCAGCTCCCGCTCCATCACCTCGCGGAACTCCTTTTGGTTTTCGATGCTGTTCGTTGTGATGATCGGCAGCGGCCGCGCCGCACAATGAAAAACCAGCACCTTGTCGCCAAAATCCGCCGTGATGATCGGCAGCGACCGCAGCTTATCTGGATCGTCATTCACCGAGATCGTCAGCCGCCAATAGGGCGACACACTACAAGGCTCCGTCCGCATCAAACGCATCCGCTGCGACGGATTCGCCACCACCTGCTTGATCTTCTCCGCGAGACTCGTGCGATCCACCGTGCGCTGCGACGGCGTCGGGATCTCCGAAAGCATCAGATGCTCCGCCGCAAACACATCCCCGTTAAACTCATCGCTCTCAAACAGAAACTTTGCCGGGTCACAGTAGCGCCCATAACCACCGAGCAACGGCGTGATCACCTGCTCCTGAAGTCGATTCTTCCCGCAACCACGCGGCCCCGCCAAGATCATCGCATGCCCTTGACGCCAATGCCCAGGCTCACCGCGCCGGATGCTATCCGCCGCCACTTGGCACCACGAATGAAACCACGGCGTTTGATCAATCCCACCCAGCTCCCGACGATCGAGCTGTCCCTCAATCAGCGCCCGCAGGTGGCTCCAGTCGCCCTCACGCGGCTCCACCAGCTTCGGAGCCTGCTTCACCAGCACTCGCTCCCCGCTGTCCAGCGTGTAAATCTTCGACATATAGCCCGGCAGCGACGGCAGCACCTCATCGAGACTCCGATGCTTCCGCACGTGCAGCATCACTCGCTTCGCCTCGCTCAGCATCTCATTCTCACGGGCCTTGATCGCAATCATCCGCCCCGGCAGGCTCCGCATCGCATCGATCGTCGCCTGTTGGGGCCAGCGTTGCCACCGACCATCCGCGCTTTGCATCATGAAGTTGTCACCATCCCCGCTGCGCCAATACATCCGCATTTCCTCCGCCACCGCCGCCTCATCAAACACCTTCGGAGCCTCCGCATCACCAGCCACAAACGACGCCGGTGCGTCATCGGCAGGTTTGATCACCTTGCCGCGACGCGGATTCTTCGGCTCCTTCGATGTCTGTTTTTTTGCCACGTGTGCCCTTTGGTGTTTGGTTGAGTTGTTGGTTGCTCGCTTCGTTCCCTGTCATTCAAAAATCCCAGCACGTGAACGCCTCGCGCACATCCGCGCTCGTAATCACGTCCTCGCTGCACTTCGCCAGATCGTTCAGATCCTTCACCGTCGAGCCATCCCGCATCAGCAGGCCCGGCGTCAGCACACGCACCGCCGCGCCATCGATCTCGCGACTGCCCCAGTCCGCGATGTCCTCCGGCTCATAGCGCGGCCCCACGCAAAAGGTCTCCACCGCCGCCCCCACCTCCGTGAGTTGCGCCCCCCACCGCGCCGCAGCCTCCATCCCTGGCATGCTCCGCTTCTTCGGCTTCATTCCCTCCTCGATCACACCATCTTTCAGCGGGTCCGCATCCACCATGATCCGCACCCGTCGGCCCTTAAAATACGGCAGCGCCTCCGCATGCAGCCGATTGCCCGCGCCCAGCATGCACACCACCGCCACGCGATCCAGCATGCGATGCCGCAGCAGAAAGTGATACGCCGCCAGCATGTCCGGCCCGCCCTCCACCAGCATCACCGCCACGCGATCCCCGATCATGCTTGCGCCCACCGGCCAGCTCTTTCCCCTCGTGCTCCACGCCTTGATGCTCCGCCCCTCGCTGATTTCGTAGAGCGCATTATCCAGCCGGCGAAACTCCGCCACCCGCCGCGTCCGATCAATCGCGCACCAGCTCGGAAACGTCTCCTCCGCCACGCAATTCGCCTTATCCAGCGCACATCCATTCCGACCATGCACCAGGCACCGCGGCAGCCACACGCCATTCCATCGGCGATACAGCGGCCACTCCGAAAAAGCCATCCGCGCATACTTCCGCGCCGCCATCCACACCGCCTCCGCATCCAGCCCACGCTTCTCCGCCACCAGCTCGCACTCTTGGCGTTTCAAATGACGGAGTGGCGGCAGCTCAAGCGGTAGCTGCGACTCATCAGGCGCCCTTTCCGGCTGCCGCGCCACCGGCCGCTCCGCACGCGGCCCGTAGTCGATCCCCTCGCCCACACTCACCCCCGCCTCACGCGCCAGATCCATCAGCGTCTGTTTAAAGTCGCAGCCCTTCACCGCCATCCAAAACGCGATCACATCACCATCCCACCCGCAGCCAAAGCAGTGCATCCGACCCCGAAACGCGTTCCCGCCGCCGATATTAAACGACGCCGACTTCTCCGCATGAAACGGGCATGGCGCGGTGAAGTGCCCCTCCTTCACCCGCTTCATCCCGCCCACCTGGCACCACTCCGCCACCCGCACCGCATCCACACGGTCCAGCACCTCCATCTTAATGTCTTCAAAGTCGCGCATACTCGTTCGTGATTCACTCTTCATCTCGTGCCTCACAGCATCTCAAACAGCACCCCCTGCCGCGTCGCATTCGCCAGGTTCTCACATGCCGTCTTGAAGTAGCTCTCCTTCAACTCAACGCCGATGAATCGACGCCCCATTTGCAGTGCGCAGTAGCCCTCGCTGCCGATGCCAGCGAATGGCGAAAAGATCACATCATCCTCCGCGCTCCACAGCGTCAGCGCCCGCTCGATCACATCCAGTTGCAGCGGGCAAATATGCCGCTCATCTTTCGACTCGCTCGCCTCACGGCCGTTCAGCACACGCCCTTGATCCACCGTCATCCAGACCGGGCTCGCCAGCTCCTGCCAGCGATCCAGCGGCAGCGACTCCACCGTGTGCGTGATCGGCTTCGGGTTCACCCCCGGCTTGCGAAACACCAGCAGATAGTCCGCACTCCCCACACGGCTCTTGCTGCTATCCGATCTCAGCGTCTTATAGAGCAGTCCATGTGCCTTCGTGCGCTGCATCTCGGTCACTGGATCTTTCCAGATACACACACGCGAATGCAGCAGCCATCCCCGATCCCGAAACGCACTCGCAATCACCCCGGAAAAGTCTTTAAACTCAATATCGCCATCCTTCCACTTCGTCGCCAGCAGGTCACAGCAATGCACCGCACACTCACGGCCCGGCATTGTGATCCGCATCAGCTCATCGATGAGGTATTCAAACTGCTCCATGAATTCCTCCATGTCCTTGCAGTTCCCCATGTCCTGCACGTCCGAGGAATAGGTGAACAAATCCGCAAAGGGCGGCGAAAAAACCGCCATCCCCACGCTATTATCCGCCAGTGTTTTTGCCACGCGCACGCAGTCCCCGTGATACAGTGTCCAGTTGTCGCCGATTCGTTGTTTGATCTCCGTGTTCATGATCGTGATGTTTGATTGCCCTGCCAAAGTCTCTTTCGTGAAGCGCATCAGCTCGCGCATTGTGTTGTGCTGCTCCGTCTTCCGCATGATCGCCGCCATCACGCCATCCTCCGTGTCCGCCTGCACGATGTAGCGCCGCACCGTCCGCTGCTGGCCGAAACGATGGATGCGCTTGCCAGCCTGGTAAAATCGCTCGTAGCTGTGAGTCATCCCCACGTAGATGTCGTGGCAGCAG